GTTACGGCGACTTATGCTGCCGACCTCTACACGACGAAAGAAATTGATAAAATCGTCATCACAAGACCTCACGTTGCCGTAGGTAAAGAGTTAGGTTTCCTTAAGGGTGATTTACAGGAAAAGACAATGCCTTGGGCATTACCTGTGCTAGACGTATTAGAAAAACACTTAGGAAAGGGTGCAGTTGAAACAGGTATCAAAAACGGAAACATCGAAATGGCCCCTCTGGCTCTTATGCGTGGTCGCAGCTTTGATAATGCTTTTATCATTGTGGATGAAACCCAAAACATCACGACCCACGAACTAAAGATGTTATTGACAAGGGTAGGCGAATCAACTACTATTGTACTTAATGGTGATGTTCAGCAATCAGACTTGAAAGAAGCTGATGGTTTGTCCAAAGTCATTCATCTAGCAAAGAAACATATGTTACCTGTGCCAATCATTGAGTTTGGTGTAGATGACATTATACGATCCGACATATGCGCACAATGGGTTAAGGTATTTATGAAGGAGAACATATGATTAGTCCTATGACAAGAGAGGAAAGGCAACGATCTATGGAGCGTGATAACGTAAACAATCCGTCACACTATGGTACAGGTAGTATCGAATGTATAGAGTACATCAAGGACTTCCTAACAGATGAGGAACTTACAGGATACTACCGTGGGAATGTAGCCAAGTATCTACACCGATGGCGTTACAAGAATGGCATAGAGGACCTCAAGAAGGCCCGATGGTATCTAGAAGCACTAATTCAACAACAGGAGCGTAAATGACCATTATAGAAGGTCTACTAATTGCAAGTCTAGGTTTCAACGCTTGGACATTATACCGTATCGGTAAAGCTGAGTCTGACATTGAGATGCTATACGAAGGTACTGCCATGTGCATGACTAAGCTAGGTATGACACATGATGATTGATCCAATTATAATTTAGATACAAAAAAAACCCCCTATGGTTAATTCCATAGGGGGTTCTTTAGTTTTATCAGTTCTATTTTCTTCGGAACAAATTTCGTATTCCTCTAGCTATCTCATTAGGGCTAGGAGCAAGCCACCCAAGAACTAAGAGGATTAACAGTAGTGGGTCTATCTCAGTATTGTTTGTAGTACTATTATCTTGTTGTAGGTTCTCTACTGGACCTTCTGGTCGTAGCACTGGTCGTACACTACGATCAATACTTGTGTTTACACCTTGGTTGTTCTCTTTACCAATTTGTGTATTAGCAGCTACGTTAGGACCACCCCCCGATAGGAATGGAATAGTGCCACAGCTACTTAGAAGCAGCAGAAGGAGAAGGGTTCTTACCATTTACATATATCCCATAAAATCCAGCCCCTGCACCTACGATCACAGATACGAAACCTGCTTGAGCATTACTGGGGTCTTCTAACGACATAAACCAAGTTGTCGTCTGATAGAAAGCATACCCATACAGCGTAATAATCATACGAGGCCATATGCGCCACTTGTCTAGCCATTCAGGTGTTACCATTTACCTTGTCCCTTACCTACAAAATAAATAACAGTTGTTAATATTAACCCTACTACCAAAACTGCAATCATACCGAATATCCACTCTATTATAGCTTGCTTGAGTTTAGCCTTACGGAACTCTGTCTTTTCTTTCTGCTTACGCATATTACGCAAGATTTCTTTGTATTCTTCAAGACCTTTTGGACCATGTATAAATCTTATCATGTTTTCTAGGTCAGCTTTAAGGGCTTCAGCTTTTTTCTTACAGGCAAAGGCTTGAGCAGCCTGTTCTTCTAATGAACCACTAAAGGTCTTATACCAAGGTGGGTTCTTTGCTTGTCGTTCAGCTTCATTGATGTCTGCCCAAGCACCAGCAAACTTAGTCAAAGCTGATGTAGTATCACGACCAGCATTTATGAGTATACGCATTTGTCCTACTGCTGCACTAGCTACAGACAATGCTGTTAATGGGTCAATCATCCTCTATCCTCTTAGGGCATATATAGTCGGGATTGATCCTGTAATATCGTCGGGTATTATCTTCACATTTGTACAGGCAGGATTTGTAGTATCCGTCAATAAACGAATGTCCAAACCCTACCATGAACAATAGGCATATCATCTAAAGTCGGCAGTTTGAGAATTACCGTTTGCTAAGAACTGCTGCCACATAGGTTTAATCATCTTGTAGTTTTCTTCTACCTTGTAGCTAACTACAGCCATGTTTGCATTCATCTGGTATAACTGTAGGCTACCCCAGCTTAACAGACCTATACCAAGAACATACATCATCTGCTCAAACTTCATCACGGATAAGCCTTCCAACTAAGTTCAAAGTGTGGCCCATCAGGGAAATTAGTCCAGTCAGCACCACAAGTAATTTCAATGTCTAGTTCTTCAGCAGCAGCCTTCATAGCATCGACGATAGGGTAGAAGTATTCCCACTCCCACGACACAGGATAAGGCACTAGATCAACTGCATGACCTGTTAGGTGACGAGAGTTCATTGTAGTAGACTTACCAGCCTTCAACAACTCTCTCTGACGGTTAATGTGACGAATACCCTCAAGGACACTAAAGTCCTGTTCTGAGAGTTCGATTGCCCGTTTAACGACAGCTACTAGATCAGGGTGTACCCCTGATAGTTTCTGTAAACTACGTGTTCCTAGTTTATATCCCATAATATCCTCGTTTACTCTGGTTTAGTAGGCCAAGTTGGGTTTCTTGGGTCAGCGGTGTTTTCTGGCAGATCACGCAACGCTTGACGATAAGTGGCCCACGCTTGTTTTTGTTCGTCAGTTAATGGGCTGTCTGGCATTTGCGTCCAATCACATTGCGACAAGACTGAATTACGCACGTCTTTCATGCGCATCCAAGCAATGTTACTTGCTTCCGCTGCTAGATCATCATCGCTTTTCATAACAGGCTGACCATCGTTAAATACATAAAGGTCGGATGGGTATTCACCAGAGACATACGAAGAACCCTCAGTAACGGCAGCAATATTGCTTGCGTTATCCTCTGACTGCAAGTCTGACACAAATAATACCTTGCCATTCGACGTATCGTAGAAAGTAAACATCATTTTCGTATCTCCGTTACAATAAGCGCACCGTCACCAAACACAACGCTTCCACCAGTTGAGGCATTTTGACCTTGAAGTGAAACGGTTGTTGTTCCAGAATCAGAAGTCCTCAAGAATACATTTGAGAAGTTTAAATCACCACCAATCGAACCAAAGCCCCATTCATAAGATGCAACGCCTTCATAAACCATGCGCATTCTTGGTATTCCACCACCAGACTGCCCTGTAGCTGAAATGTTTATTAAGCAATCGTGACTACCATCTGTACTAAGATTTACAGTAACAAGGGTAGTCCACGACCCATAAGGGGCTGATACATTACTGAATGTACCTGATGCAGTGTCGGTGACAGCAGCATTTGCTATTTTAATAGTATCAACTTGAAGATCGCCGATCTTGGCGCTGGTAATAGCACCATTCTGGATTTTAGCATTGCTAATAACTGCATCGTTTATCTGTGCCGCTGATGTAATAATACCCGATGTTGCTAGTAGACCGCCAGTGATTGTGTTCGCACTGATCTTGTTGCCAGTGATAGTGCTACCTGAAATATTACCGCCAGTGATCGTATTTGCAGCAATCTTGTTACCAGTAATCGTATTCGCCGCAATCTCATTTGCACCAATAGTTCCACTTACAATATTACCCGCCTGAATAGTTCTTGCGGCTATCTCACTCGATGTAATAGTGTTGTCTGTGATCTTAGTACCATTAATTGCATTTACAGCAATTTGAGCATCTGCAAGTTGACCACTTAGGTCACTAAAGTCTATAGTCCCAGTAGGGATGTCAGGAACAACAGTCTCCCAAGAATTACCATCCCAGAAGTACAGCTTACTATCAGTCGTTAGAAATACTTGTTGACCAACAAAGTCACCTGAAGCTGGCAACGACGAAACAGGCTCAATCACATCCAGCCCAGCATCAATGAACAACTGACGTACACCATCTTCAAAGTCAGCATCATCTACAAAGGTAGAAGTACCAGAAGCTACAGAACTGAAGCCAGAAGTATTCCCACTTAAATCAACAGACTTGAGCCAGTAATAACGTGTGCTATTAGGGCTAAGGTTAGTACGTACATAGTTTGAACCTGACGATCTTGCTATGTTTGTCGCTGTGCTGCTGTTATTCACCGTGTTCTCAAAGATCAACACATGGCTAAAGTCTGACTGTGGTGGGTTAGTCCAGTCCAGATTAATGTACCCAAAGCCCCCAGTAGCAGATAACCCAGTAGGAATACTAGGTGCAGTTGTGTCTCCACCACCTGTTAGCGTAACTGAGGTAAAGTCGCCACGAAAACCACTAACAGTAACAGCACGAACTCTGAAGGTATATTCCACACCGTCAATAATAGGTGACAATTCAATGTTACTGTTTGTCGTAAATGTTGTAGCATAGCTACTGTCTGCCGTAGGCTTCCACTGCACCTCATAACGCTCAATGAATGCAGTCTCTACGTCATCCCAGTCTACCAACGCAGTTGTGATACGTGTGCCATCAGATTGTGTGCGACCACCCTCGCCAACCGACAAATTAAATATCTGCGTTCCAGCAGTGTAGATAGGAAGGTTTGTGTTGTTACTGATGATCGCAGTTTCTTCAGCAGTCCAGCTAAATGCGGCCTGTGATGTCTCACGTAAAGTAAGTGTGATCCGTAAGTCACCAGCATCTTGGTTAGCAGCCAATCTCCAGCCTATGACCTCAAACTCTTTCTCGTCGAAACCATAACGATCATTGGTAAATGCTATAATATCACCAACCTCAACCTCCATAGCCTCTAAGCCAAAGTCAGCCAATAAGGTCATCTGTTCACGGCCACGGAACAAGGTTAGTTTGGCTAGTCGCTGTGCTGTAGCTGCGCTAGTGGTGTAAGGTAGAGGTAAGTCTAAGACAACTTCCTCTCCACCGTCCTCTGTTTTAAATACACTACTTTCTAATTTTGGATAGTCTGCTGTGATCCAGTCTTGTTCTGCGTCAATGAACGTACCAGTCACAGTGTTGAAGTTATCCCGCATGGTAATGCGTGTGTCTAAGGTGATTGGGCCACGTAGGTCGTCCAGAGTAAGCGTCTTAACTGGTGAGGAGTATGCCCCAACCTTCAGCTTCCAAGAGCCTGTTCCCCAGAACAACGTACCAGCACAAGCCGTAACCAAATCCTGTAATACATCACCTGTTGATCTATTCGACTGAATAACACCATTAATTGTGTAACGCTTTTCTGTGCCGCCACCGTCTAGGCTGACATCTTCATCACACTCATTAGCTGCTGCTGAGAACACGACATCATCAATGGCGCTGTCATTTAGGCCATAAGACGATCTGATGAAGTCACGAATGCAAAGTGCAGCGTTGTTAGAGTAGGCTGTTGTATCTGTGCGTGGGTCGTAAACCTTCTTGCCTCGCACTTTAGCCGTAATCAAAGGTACGCCATTGGGGAACTTGTCTTGATCGTACTCATAGCGCACATACAAACATGCTATGCCTGTACCACGAAAGTTAGCTGGTAGAGTAGGCCCGTCAAAGTCAGAAATCGCATCCAAAGCTGTTTCTAAGTTTTGGCTTGAGGTGCCAGTGAACTTCTTGATGAATATTTTGCTTTCGTAATCAATAGCATCATCACCACTGCCAACTGTGGTAACGTATCCATCACCGTCTATAGTTGCTACGGTATCATTGATGTAGATATCGTCTATAGCATGTAGGTTATGACCAGCAAGCACGATGATCTGATGCAGAAACTTGTTCTGATCGCCAGTAGTTTCATAATAGGTAACAACACCACCTTTACGAATTTCACCATATACGAAATCCTGTGGAGCCGCAGCATCACGGGTGTTCACTAATATACCAGAAGAGCCAGCAGCACCAAAGTTTGGCTTGGGTGCAAGTGCAGCTAATGCCCATGATGTGATTGCTGTGGTGACTAGGTAGCCGACGACATAGGCAGTTGTAAGCGATGCCTGTATGCTCAATGCCCCAAGTATCACATTGCCAACAACTTGTGGCATACGTGGCACACGATCCCAGCTATTCCAATAATTGACCGTAATATCGCCTAGCTTATACTTCATGCTCTAATCCACGCTTGCTCTATCGCATCTAATGGCAAATGTAACACACCTTGCTTCGATAAGAAAACACACTTGGTGCCTGTACAGATACCCATTGCTACCCCTGTTACCCACCGCTGTGCTTGTTTTGTTGTAACCAGACTGCCAAGCGGAGGAATGTGGTCTATTCTATGTAGTTTATCATCAACCGCATCAGTAAAGTTAGAAAACTTGAACTCTCTCTTTAGCTGACTTTTACGCATTGGTCTGCCGTCTATCATGTAACGACCAAGCCAATCATCAGCCCAACCCTCACCAAACATACGATGGAATGCATTATTGGTAAAAGTAAGGCAGTCGTGCGTACCCCACTCAAACGGAATATCACGAACCTCTTTTATGTAGTCGTTTAAACTTTCTCTCGGCCCCATACTACGTCCCTGTCTTGCAACTGAGACACAAACGAAAAGAAAGTGTCACCAGAGTTGCGTGATATGTGGTTCTCATGTGTATAACGTCGATTGCTGGCTTTCTCTAAGCGTACCAACTTACTCTCTACAACAAGTCTAACCGTACTTGTCTCACCGATGTCCTCAATAGACATGGTATTCATAAGACCAGCAAAGACCTCTATCGGAACAGCAGTATCACGAGTGCCAAAGAAGACCTTGGCTTCCCTACGCTGATAAGGCTCTTGTAATGCAATAGATATAATACTTGAGGAAATACCAGATAAAGTAAGGGTAATGCTTTTAGCAGAAAGGTCACTGGCTTCTTCTAGTCCATCTATGGTCAGGAGACTGCCAGACCCTATGTAAGAATTACCGCCAATAGTAAGGTCGCCATAGCCTGTCCAAAGGCGAATAGGTGCAGTATCAAAGTCAAGCTCAATTGCATAATATGGCTCTACCTCTGGCTGGCTAAGTGCTGTGAGTAGTGCTGCTGGAACTGTGCGTGTCATAGTGCTTCCATTGCTCCGAATGTTATACCATAGAAACTTGCATCATTGACAGACCAACTCTGCTGATTGCTCGACAGTCTGAATGTACCTGATGCACTCGTCAAATCCGCTGTCGCAGACGAAGCTGTCTCACGTAGGGCTGGCCATATCTCAAGTGTGCCACTATTAGTCTTGTCTGCCAAAACTTTGTGCAAGCGTGTACTTGTGCCACTGCCCAGAGAGAAATAATCGCCAGCCTTCAGTGTACCTGTCATCGATACACTGACGCTGCGATCTCCCGCTGAACCTGTGATAATCGCTGAGTTAGCAGTGCCACGTGTGGTCGTAGCAGCAGGATCATTCAGTAGGAATGTACCGTACTGACCACGTAGGCTCATAAGGAATGCGATCCACTGTTCTGCATCTGCACGTTTCATAGGTGGTAGTCTAATATCAGCTTGCCACATTTCACCAGCATAGGCATGTACCTGACCTGCAAATGTAAAGGGTGACTGGCTGTAAGCTACAGCATTAATTGCATGTAACTCTATCTCTGCTATACCCGTATGTGTCGGGAGTGTTAGTGGATATGATATGGCCATTATGCAAATGATCTCCCGTATGAACCGCCACGGCGTTTCGCATCCATGACAGCAGACTTAGCACTTTCTGCAATCTGTGGCATCAGTGATTTAATCTCTGTACGGACAGTTTGTTGTACGCCAGTGGAAATGTTAATGTTCTGGACGATAGTCGTACCACCACCCTCGACACCAAGTTTACCATCTTTACCACGCTTTAGTGGCATGATAGCTTCTGGCCCAGCTTCACCCATAAGTCCTGCACCGTTAGCCATTGGGAATAGTGTAGGTCTACTTACGACACCCCCCGAAGCGAATGGCGTAACTTTACCACCTGAGAAAGCACCACCGTTAGCAAAAGGTAGGAAAGACATAATGGTCTGAGCAGCTTTCTGTGCAACCATCTGTTGGTACATGTCTAAAATGATGTTACGCATTAGAGACTTGAAAGCATTCTCGACAGATTGTGATCCATCGACTACAGCCATAAATGCATTCTCAATGTGTCCTGAGAACCTGTCTATTTGTTCTTGTCGTCTTTCTTCTGCCTGTGTTGCTTTGTAAAGTGCTTCTGATTCTGCTATCAACTTTTCGATACGTTCATCAGAAAGATTTACATCAGATTGACGTAATTCAAATAGAATTTCTTCTTTACGCTGTTGTGACTCTGTAAGTTCTAACATCTTAGTCTGATGTTGTACTTGCTTGAGCATGTCACCTACGACATCACGTTGTTTTTTAGATTCAGCATAAATGGATTTACCAGTATCGCCAAAGATAGGTTTCTTACCTGAGACTGTACCTCTACCACCATACCTTCTCAACGCCTGTTCTACAGCAGGTGTTGGGGCAAAGTTGTAAGTTATCTCAGCCATTTCTTTAAGCTGCTGCTTTAAGTTTAGGCTAATTCTGTACTGCTCTGTTAGTTGCTTTACAGTATCTTCGGCAACACCTTTGCGTAGTAACTCTGCCTCATAATTCTCAACTGCTATATCTTTTTCTAGCTGCTTGACAGATAAAGCCTCATCCCCAAACTGTAGACGCATTTGAAGGAGTGCATTTTCTTGCTCAAGTTTTGTAGCTTGTTGATCAGCAAAGTCTCTTATCTTTTCTTGTGTTTCTAAATACTCAAGTTGTTCTTCTGTAGCTTTTGCTAGGTTTTTAACTAGTTCTGCAAAGCGTTCTTGTTCAGCATCTCTTATAAGTCTTTGAGCATCTTGTAAGTTCTGAGCCTCTTGTACTTGGTCGCCCATAAGGGCTGCACGAACCCTTTCTTGAGATTCTAATATTTGTGCCTGACCTACTTGATCTTCTAGAGTACCAACAAGTTCTTTACGACCTTCAAGTTCTGCGGCAATCATAGACTGGGCAGTTTGACCTGCACCCGTTGACGCACCAGCGAAAGACATAGCCCTCTTAAAGTCTTCACTTTGTGTTCTAGCTATAAGTTCATTTACGGCTGCTTGAGCAGAAATAAGTTCAGAAGTTAGACCAGCCTGAATACTAGCTTTGGCACCAGTAGATACTTCATCAAGAGTTCTTTCTAACTCTTCTAGTTCTTCGTTTAAATCTCTTGTAGCATGTTTTGATTTTAATAGGGGCGCAAGGAAACCTGTAGCAATAGCAATACCCGCACCTGCAATAGCACCTTTTGGTCCTAAGAAGCCAAGTAACTGTGATGCCTGTTGACCAAACGCAACAGCTATGTTTGTACCAGACTGAACCTGTACAGCAAAGTCACCTACCTGATAACCAGCCTGTTGAGCAAACAACTCAAACCTGCGCATACCCTTGCCAGATAAAGACATAGCTTGTGCATGGTTAAGTTGTTCCTCAGTCGCATTTCTAAGTGCAAAGGAATATTGTCTAACTTGACTAGAAGCCCTGTTGTAATCAAACCCTAATTTTTGTAATTGCTTAGATTGAATTACAAGCTGTCTATTATACTGCTTAGACGTAAGTTCACCCTTACGGTAAGCCCGTTCAATCTCAACTAAGCTGTACTGGAACTTCTTCTGGGAGTTCTGAACCTTTAGATAATCTCTATCATCTATGGCAATCTTCATAGTTAAAAGATCGTCAGCCATTTAATGCTCCTATGTACTTTGAGTCTAGCAACTTTATTATTTCTACATGCCAAGATGACAAAGGTGTGCCTGTTAGTTCAGCCCACGCTTTTATCTCTGAGTATTGTATTGGGTTAGGGCCAGAAAAACCTGCTGATCTACCATTGCTTATATGCACAAAAGCAGACCAGACATGCGACAAGATTGAGGGAAACTTATGCTCGTTCTCTAACTCTTTAGGTTTGATGCCAGTCTGCTTGTATACTTGTTCTAAGTGATCTCTTTCAGTAGCACCAGACTGGGTGACTGATAGCTTAAACTCTTCGTCTGCCCAGCTAAGTAAATCCGATACTACTTCATCATAAAAGCCAAAGAACTATCAACAGCTTCTTCTAACTGTTGTCGTATCCAGAATACTTCTTTGTATACTTCTTTAGCTTTTGCCACCGATAGTTTAGGCTGTTCACCACCAAAGGTAATATTCCAAGACTTAGTAACTTTAGCAAGTAGGTCAATGCCAGCTTCCTCAAGTTCTTCTGCCTTAATATCAATCTTACCATTCTTAGACTTGGATAGTCGTTTGTTCTGTTGTTCAAAGACTACTTTCTTGTAGGCTTCTGCATAAGGTGCATACAACTCTACTTCCATGTCACTACCATCGTCATTCTTTAATGGTTCGTTCTTGACTGGGTGTCGTATGGTACAAGTGACTATATCACTATCAGGTGTTAAATCTTTTAAATCCATGTCAGGTTTCCTTCGGGATAGTCGGGTAGATTTGTGGGGGATGCCAGACCCGACACCAACACCCCCCCGCCCTAGCTAGGGATTACGCAGATCGTGTGATCTTTAGGTTTGTTGCCTCTGTTGTGTCGTATAGACCAACGAAAGACATGCTAACCACACGACTTGTAGGACCATCTACACCCACATCAGCAGAGTTAATCTTAACCCGTGGGAATAGGAATGTCATTGTGTTTGTTCCATCACCTACAGAAACTTCAATCTCTGTCTCTGTTTCGTTCAGGAAGCGGTTTACTAATGCTGCATCTTCAAAGTACGCTGATAGTGTACCTTCTACTTCTGCACGACCAAACTCTAGGCTTGGTGCTGAGTCATCACCGATAACGAATGTAGGTGCATAACCGTTTGTAAGTGTGAAGTCTAGTCCAGTAACGATAGCAGATGCAGAACCTGCACCAACGTCACCAATAGACAGGTCACCAGAGTAAGCATCGAAAGGTGCTGCACCAGATGCTGCATCCTGTGTTTTCTCTGTTGCACCGATTGTCATATCTTTACCGACGACACCAAAGGTTGTTGTTACCATTTGGTTAGGTGCTAGTGAAACGCCCATAGAGTTTACCGTACAACCCGTGAACAAACGTGCTTGGTCGATGTCAGCAGCATAATCTTCGATAGAGAAGAACTTAGGTGTTGTACCAACTTTAAGTACGTTAGTTGACCATGTGTTTAGCATGGCAGCTTCTAGCCAATCGTCGTAATCTGCA